GTGTTGAAGGTCGAGAAGCCGTCGTACGTCACGTGAGACGGCGCGAACTCCCCGGTGCACGGCACGGCCACCTCGTGCACCCAGAAACCCCGCCCCATGTTCGCACGCAGCACCTCGCCCGCGCCGTCCGCCGTCCTGTGGAAACTCACTTCCTCGCTGCCGATGCCACTCGGAGGCACGACAATGAATAGACGCACTTTGTATTTCATTACGCGTGCCAATAGAACCCGCTGAACAACACCGAAGATGTGCTAGTCGTGTTTGAGTTGGTCAGTGTGGTAATGCCAGTGGCCGCAGCGTACGAATACAGGCGGAATACGCCAGCGACGCCTCCTACAACGCTGACACGTCCGACCGCAGGATATAAGGTCGTCCAGTTTGCTGGCGTGGAAATAGTGATTGTGGCCAGATCAAAGCTACCGGTCTGCGAATTGACGGGCAGCGAAATATTGACGTTACCACTGCCGCCGCTAAGGGTTGCAAGATCAACACGCCCCGTCATGTAGATCAACGAGCCGAATCTGGCATACCATCCGCCGGTCGTTGATGCATATGTAACGCTTGTGGGCGCGGTGGTCTCGAACGTCAGCGTAGGAGTCCACGATGTGCGCCGCGCACTTGCTGCTCCGAGGATATTCTCAACAGCTACCGTCGCGTCTTGCAAGTCGTTTACGTGACCGGCCGTGATCGTATCGACGTTGTTGACCTTCGTCGTGTAGGCGTCTATTGTCGTCGGGAAAGTCGTTGCCATAGTTTTCTCCTAAACCGCGATCGGCTGAATAGTCACGCGGGACAAAAGCTGAGCGAACACGGTGCCGCGATTCGTCGTGCACGTAAACACGATAGTATGCGGGCCTCGGAAGTTCGTGGCCTTGATTGCCGAAATGATATCAACTGAAAACACGCCCGGCCCAGTTGCTGCTGTTGCCGGTGTTCCTGTCGTGCTTCCACTTCCAGACAATTTTATGATTCCAGAAACTGCGCTGCCGTCAACCGTAATAGTCACTGTCGGATTCACGCTGTCCGTATTGACACCATAGGTTAGCGTGTGCGTGTGATTTGCTGTGGTCACATCATGCGTATGCGATGGGATAGTAACGGTATGTGTGTGCGTTCCGATCGTCACCGTGTGTGTATGATCACTTAATGTAACGCCATGTGTATGCGATGATTCAGTGGCAGTGAATATAGTCCTATCAGCTCCGCTATTCGCATATAGCGTAGGCGGTGTAGTCCCGGTATCAACGTAGATTTGGTACACAGGAAGTGTCGCGGCATTTTTGACCGTGATGGCATGTTGATGCCCAAGCCCGGATTGGCTTGTCACTGTAGCTGAGCCAGCGCTTGAACTTGTCGGCGTGGATGATCCGCCAGAACTACTCGTCGGCGTAGATGATCCGCCAGAACTACTCGTGACGGTTTGTCCACCACCAGAAGCCGCACCAGTTGCGAACGTGCGCAGGGGCGCAAGTTCGAATTCAAGCGCCATCTGATTGACTTCCAGCACCTCGGAGCCGATGGTGAAAGCGAATGATGCCGTAGTCGTCCCGGCGCTATCTAGCGGCATCGTCGGGGAAGCCTTGCTGTAATACGTCTGCGTCGGCTGTGTGCGCAGCTTCAGCGTCTGAACGTCTGCGAGGATGTCGTACAAAATCTCTGTGTTGCCGATGATCGCGTCGCCGTTCGCACTGATGTCTAGCGACACGATTGCATTGCCGCTGTCATCGAATGCTCGCGTAATCTGCGTGACGAAGAAATTATTCGCCACGTTCAGCCAGCCCACCGTGCCATTCTCCAATTCAGCTACGCCGTTGTAGACGACACGCACGAGATCGCCGACTCGCAGCGAGGCAGGCACTTCCACGGCCGACAGCGTGTACGCATCGTTCTCCGATTTGTATTTCTGCAAGTACGCCGAGGCGATGTCGTAGAGCGCATTTGCCGCGTTCGTCAAATCCGCCGCGCTGTTCGTGATCGGGCGAATCTCGTTCCATGCCACCACACGATCCACTCGCCCGTACGTATTCGCCGACGCCGAATCCTCTAGCCAATACGCCGTCACGCCACCGCCGACAACGCCGCTCGTCACCGTGTATGGCGATGATCGGTTGCTGTATCGCAGGTCGAGTTTCGTCTCACCGATTCCCGCACCGACCGGATACACGCGATTCACCACCTCCGACCCGGCGCGCGTCCGCGTAATCTGCGTAATCAGCGCCTGCGTCGTTGGCAGGCCTTCCAGCACCATCGTCGGCGCGACGAACGTAGCAACCGGCGTTGTGCTGGTGAACGTGCCGAATCGGATTTCGCTATCGCCATTGCGCCGAAACCATCCGCGCACATACTGGCGCATGTAGTCAAGGATGCGCAGGTAGTTCTCCCCTTCGATGCTGAACGTAATCGGATCGGTAATCGTCGTGCCGCCCTCGTATGTGACGCTCCACGCCGGGGAGAAGTCGTCCAACAAATCGGACAGCACAGTATTCAACCCCGCGTTGTTGAAGTTCCGCCGAAACCCTGCGATACGCTCCGCAAGGCGAATGAGTGAATCTCGGCATACGATTGAGATGTTCTCGGCCGTTGCATCAATCGTCGCGTCGAAGTGCGTGTACTCCCCTAGGTATCCCAATTCGTCACTGTAAATCTGATACCGGTTCCCACGCGCAAGCCCGCGCTGTGCAGCGATCGCGGCCGGGATTACCAGCGTCGCCTCGCCGACCTGATTGATGACATCACTGATTGACAGGCCGAGGACTTCCGTAATCGGAGGCCCGCTCTTCACACCAGCGGCCGAAAGCACATCAACGCGGAAGCTCATACGTAGGCACCTCGATACACAATCGAACCGCTCACCGCCTGCGAAAACGTGATGCGGTTGCTGCCAGGATACAGATACCCTAGCTGCGTCTGCGTGTTCGGCAGCACGATGTCGGCGTAGTCGTCATTCCCGCCCAGCGTCACGTTGTTTAGGCGGCAGTCGATCATGAGGATGTTCCCTGCAACCTTCGATGTGTTGTACGTGATCGTCTGCGCCCCAGTCGAGTCATAGATCGCCTCGCCGTATTTCGGCACGTTGTAGGTCGCGCCGCTGCTGCGGCCGATGCGGATAGTCAGCGATGTAGTAATTGCCGACGTGATGTAGAACGTCAACCACGACGACCTCGCGTTTCCGCTGTTCGTGATCGTGCGCGAGGTTTGCGATGTGAACGTGTTCGTCGTATCGACAAGCTCATACCAATATGGTCGGCACGTGAATCGCAGGTTGTAGGGGTTGCGATCTTGAACCTGCCAATGAATCGGAGTCTGCTGCGAATCAATCGATACAAGCTTCGCCCACGTCATGAGATCGGAATATTCACGTGATCGCGCCTTCAGCCACCCGGACTTCCCGAGACGCTGGAATAGCGCGCGCGCGTTGACGTTGCCGTTCTGGTCCATGAACGATGCCGTGTATTCCGTCTGAATCAACGGCGACTGCATCCCGTCGATATCGTACATGCCATCGCCGAGGATGCGCGCCATCGATGGGTTGACGGCGCGGTTCAGCGAAATCTGATTCAAGCCGAATCCGCTATCCAGTGCCACACCGTCAAATTCCGTAATGTATCCGATCATCAATCACCTCACGATGGCGAAGCCTGCACGCTGCAAGCCCGCGACAACGCCACGCTCGGCTGTGGCAGCATCGCCGCCGTAGACGTTGACGGTCACCATTGCGCCTCTGTTGCCTGTTGAGATTCCACCACCGCGGCTCGCGCGGTTGGCAGCATTTGGGTCGAATGTCGGAGCAATGAATGTCCCCGTCCCGGCAGGCATCTGGAACCGTGCAGACAGGCCCATTGCATCCAGAATCGCGCGCTTGATCTCGTTGAACTTTAGGATGGTGTCGTCTCTGAGCTCTTGAAAGATCGCCTGCGAACGATTCTTGATTGTGTTTACCCAGTATTCGACGGTGTTTGAAATATTCGTCCACGTCGTCACGAAGAAGTTTTCGATGTCTTGCAGCTTCCCATCAATCCACTTCCCAATGTCAAATAGAACAAGTTTTACCCAAGCAACGGCAGTGTCGATTTCTGTTCCAATGACCTCTCTGATGCGCCCCCAGATCGTCTCAAACATCTGCTTCAACGTATCAAGCGCGCCCTGCGTATCTCCGTTTAGGAATTTGAGCGCAGAGGATAGGAGCCCTTTGATAACGTCAAGCGCGACAAGAACAACCGTTCGGATGGTATCCCACGCGATCGTGAAGTACTCCATGATCTTTGCGTTGCTGCCCTGCACGTCGCTCGTCATCTGCCCAAATACCATTTCAATCAGGCGTGCAATGATGCCGACGGCAGTGGATACGATCTCGCTGACGATCGACCACACTTCCTTGATCGTGGACATGATGGCATCACCATGCTCTTCCCAGATTTGCATGATGACAGCGGTGACGGAGGAAATCAGCTCCTCAATCGTGGCAAGCGCATTAGTCACGATGTCTTCGACGCCACCGAATGATTCATCCGCAGACGCGAACAGATCGTCGAAGAACGAGATCACAGATTGAACGGCCGGGATGAACTGCTCTTCAATAAAAGTGATGGTCGTCTTGATCGTTGCGGCGAGTCCGTTTGCAAAATCTGTAATTGAGGCCTGCACTTCTGGGCTGCCGAGGAATTCCAGAAGCAGGGCAAACTTTTCGTTGAGCACTTCGAATATCGGCTCGCCTATGGCCGTGAGCGTTTGCTGCTTCCAGTCGTTCAAGTTGGACATCATGCCGTTGAACGTTTTAGACTGAGCGTCCATCATGCCGCCCATCTTGTCTTGCGCGACTTTCAGCAGCACGGTAAACGCTTCGGCAGTCGGCGTTGTCAACTCGCCCGACTTGCTAAACTCAAGCCCCATCTTCGCCAGCTCTTCTCGCGTCGTGATGCCCAATTCCTCGAATCTGGAAATTGTCTCGCCGGTCGCTCCGCTCGCAAACCGCCCGAGGTAGCGCGCCATGTCTTCGAAACTGGAATCCGTTCCGGCTGCCATGTCGCCAGCAATGACGCGAATCTGTTCCCCGCTGAAGCCGAACTTCTTCGCCGCTTCCTCGGAGTGCAAGCCGAAGCTTTGCAGGATTTTGTCGGCACGGACAACCTCGGGAAGTTCGAACGGAGTTTTCGCGCCGAACTCTGCAAGCTCCTGCAACCGCTTCTTTGCCGCAGAACTGGATTTCAGCAGCACGCCGAACTGCACTTCGTACTGCTGAAATTCCGCGTTGCCATCAATCATCGCTTTTGCGACATCGCCGACGGTAGACGCGACAGCGGAGAACGCCTTCATCGCAAGGTCGGCCGCGATGTTGCCGAGCGCGATCATCTTCGTGCCGAAGCCGGACGAAGCCGTGCCGCCATCGGCCATCGACTTGCCCATGCTGTCGGTCGCCTTCGCCGCTTCCTTGATCTGGCGCTCGTATTTGAAAACGGCTTTGTCGGCGTCAGTGAATCCAGCCTCAAGCGCCTTTGCAGACGAGATAAATCCACGGTTTGCGTCGCGCCACCGCTTCGTTGTCTCGTCCCAGGTGATGCCTGTCGCTTTCTTGGCCGCGTCCTCTGTTTTGCCAAATGCATCGGCAAGCGCCAACGATTCCTTCGCGGCTTTGTCAAGCACGACAGACATTTCGTCCTGCGCTCGCAGCACTACATCGATAGGAATTTCATTGGCCATTCTGCCTCCGTCTCACTTCATTTTCCGCGCCCAAGATCGTTAAGTGCCGCGCGATTGTGATCGCATCTGGAAGCGGCCACGTGTGATACACATCACGCGCTAGCCACAATTCCAGCATCTCCGGAGGCATTGCATCGCCTACCCAGAGATGCGCCCTCACTCGCTCGTCGAGAGCGCGGCCGTCCCTTTTGGGTTGACCGCCTCGGCGTACGCCTTCACGAATTCCTGCACGGCGTCGCCGACCTTCAGCGCCGGAATCGCCTTCTTGCCGCCGACAACGCAGCGTCCCATCATGTCGAAGAGCTGGAGGCTGCTGACCTCACCGGAGGCCAGCAGCGCCACGTCTTCGAGCGTCAGATCCTCGAAGTTCCATTGCCACATATTAGATTGTCGCCTGCGTAACGAACGGGGTTTCCAGCACGATCTCGGGCATGACAGCGGCAGCGCCATCCTCGCCCACAGGCCACACCGGAGATTTCACGTAGCCAGCGTCAGACGTGTATCGATACTGGCCCGTCGTGCCACCACGCGGAGACCAGCGCACATACAGCGCCGTGCGGTTCGTGTATGCCGCATGCGCCAGCCCCCACGCGCCGGTCGTGCTCTCGGCGTACATGCTGCGCACGGTCACCGTGCCGATCGCATACCCGCCGATGGTCTGCTCCTTCTTTGCCTGACCGAACACGCCCGTTGCCTCGGACTCCAGTTCGAATCCCGACATCGCTACGCTGTTCGTCTCGGAGCTGATGTCCGTCCACGTGCTGTTGTTCGTGGACAATTCGATCTTGCAGTTCTTCATCGTGTAAGCCATATCACACCACCTCTTCAATCACGGACACGTTGGCACGCACCGTGAAGAACGCCTGCTGATCCCACTCCAGCAAGCCTTGATTGATCCCCAACACAGACGCAAGCACAGCCACGCCGCCCAGCTCCGTGTCGTTGTCGATGGCATTCAACAGCGATTCGGCCGTCGCGCGACCTGCGAGGTCTTCGTCGTTGACGAGACCGGTCTGCCCGATCACGACGACGACATCGAATGCATGAGTTCGGCGCATGGCATTACGCGAGAACTTCGTGCTGACTTTGGAGGAGAACGCGATCGACTCGCTCTCCGTGTTCCGCCACATGCAGATGACAGCGGGAAGACGCTGTGGAGGAGAAATGGGGATCGACGTGTATTTCGATTTCGCCGAAATCCCCGTTGCCACAGTGTCCCGAAGCGCGTCGTAGCATGTCGTGATGCTCATGCCACCAGCCTCCGCGTGTAACGATCCAGCACGATGCGCACGTCAGCCGGGTACGCGTCGCTCTCAGTCACGAGCGTTTCGCCTGCGACGTTGGTTGCCCCGGTCTCGTTGCGCTTCACCCAGTACCAATACGCGATGCGCATAGCAGCCCGCACAATCTCTACAGGCGCACCCTGCATCCATCCCCAGCGTCCGTTGACGGACACGCGGCCGTTCGTGTCGAACTCCCAGTCCGTGCCATCCTTCAGCTGAATGGCGTAGTAGCTGCCGTCGTATCCGTTCTGCCCTGTCACCGAAGCGTTCATCGGCAAGAGCCAGTAATTCGTGCTTGCGATGGTGGCGCCGTTGCCGTTCGTGAGCGTCGTGATGCTGACGAGATCGGAATCAAGGTGCAGGGTCTTGTCGTCCACATCGGCCGCGGTGTAATAGTGGATGTGGTTGTTGCTGCCCTGTCCGAAGTTGCGTCCCGTCTGCCCGTCAATCTCCGCGTCCGCCTGGTCGAGAAATTTCTGTAGCAGCGCATCCTCGGCCGTCGTGAACGTCGTCTGCACGCCGCCCGTCATTTCGGAGATGTAGCTCTTGAATTCTGCGAGCGTTGCGTAGCTCATGCTGTGGCCTCCTCTTTTGGCTGGAAATGCAGACCGATTTCCTTGAAGTCTTGGGCGAATTTTTCAGGGTCTTTTAGACCTTCCTGCACAACAGCCAGCCATTCATTCGGCCCAATAAGATTTGTCCCAATATGCGGGGACATGATGGACATGTCGCACCAGTGCGGAATGCCGATCTTGCGGCACTCAAGCCCGAAGTTCCAGTCCTCCGAACGCTGAATCTTGTTCTCCAGCCCGGGCTGATAAATAAATCGAAACCACGGCCAGTCGAAGCCGGCTTCGGCGAGCTTGCGGAATGCGCTGCGCCGGATGGCAATCGCGCCGGTTCCCACGATGTCGCATTTCACGAGTGACTTCCCATCAAATGACAACGCGACATCTTTTGATTTTCCTTCATCGTCCAATGTGTAAAAACATGGATCATGCGGAAGCGAGCGCCGAAACATCAACGCGCCAACTATCTCATGCTCTGCATCGCATTTCTCTGCGAGATGCGCGACGATATTCTTTGGGTGAATATGGTCGTTGTCGAGCATGACCAGCACGTCATCATCGTTCTTTGAGTGCTCGTAGAACATGCCAGCGATGTAATTTCTTGCGTCGTCAACGCGCTTATAAGCACAATTGATCCGGAGCGCTTTGGCATTGTGGAGCGCATGAACAACAACGTCGAACATCGCAACAACAGCATCAGCCTGCACGCTGCGCTCAAGCGGGATGCTGTAATACACCCTCACGAGATCACCGCATCAAAATCGTCAGGCCATCCGTTGCGACGGCGATAGTCGCACACCACCTGGTCGTAGATATGGCGCGGCTTTGCGAATGCATACGTGCCGTCCATCGGAGCCGCGCCCCAATGCACGTGCCGATGCTCCACTTTCGCATGCTGCGCCCATGCGTAGGTGTTCGCACGTTTCGCGCGTTCTGTCGTCTCAAGATCCATGCACCACGAGCGATACCACGGGCACGACATCACGCCGCCGTTGTGTTCAACGATGAACTGGCGCGTCATCCAATAGTGCGTCGCCATGATGTTCCCGTCGCTGTGCATGTCGTTGATCCCGACCATTCCAGCGCCGGTCGCCTTGTGCACGCGGAGCACTTCGTCGAACCATCCGTCCTCGGCCCAGATGTCGTCGGCCGCGAGGAAATATGCTTCGTAGTCGTCGGCCATCGACAGGCCATAGTTCCACGCCTCCGATGCGTTCATCTGCATCTGAACGTACGTTGCCCATTGCATGCGTGGATGATTCAGCAGATGTTTGTATGTGTCTAGCCAAGTTTCGCTGAGCGATTCGCCGATAGGCATCACTAGCACAACGTCCGCCGACGAAGTGCGCAGCAGCTGCTCTACGCACTTCGCGGCTTGATCCGGTCGTCCAAGCGTGGGGAGGATTAAGGCAGTTCGCATGGGGGATGATCACTAGGCCGTGCGCAGGTATTTAATGGCCGCGCCCAGCATCACGTTCGCGTCAAGGCGCTTGTACCACTGGAAGCCAACCTGACCGATGTCGGCGTACCGCTCCACCAGACGGCGGAACGTGATACCCGCGAAGTCGGCGATGTAGTAGTACGACATGTCCCCAAACGCGATGACGTTCTTTGCCGTGGCAATCGTGGCAACCGTGCTCAGAGTGTACACCGGGCGTCCAAGAATCGTGGACGGCTGGCCGGCGGACAGCGCAGGCTGCCACAGATACGCGCCGGTGCTGCCGTTCTCCTTGAACTTGCGGATCACCTTCAGCGTCGCGTCATTCATGAGCCACACGGCATTGTCGCGGTATTCCGTGGCGAGGCTGTGGAACGTGTCGATGACCTCGTCGGCCGTGATGGCGTTCGTCGCGGCGGCAGTGACGCCGACCGTGCCACCAACCATCACGCCCTGCGGCTGGCCCGTGCCGGTGCCGGTCGCAAAGAACGTATTCTCCGCCTTGATGAAGCGATTGACCGCGTCCGGCTGGAGCACCTGCCCGAGCACGTCGATGCGCGAGTCGGCCAGCAGTTCATCCGTCGCGTTCGACTGCGCCGTCAGCTTGTAGGGCACGAATTCGACCTCAGTGATGGTCGGCACAATCTGCGAGAACGACGTACTCTCAGCCGTGATGATCGCGGCCGTGGTGCTGTTCGT